TGGAGCATACTATGCTTCTATTGACCCTGTATCAGAAGGTAAAACTACAACATCAGATTCTCTATGTAGTATATTTGTAATGAAGAATGCCATTGAGGTTACAAGAGAAACCCCAGATGGACCAGAGACATTTACAGAAAGAGATAAAGTTGTATGTGCTTGGTCTGGAAGATATGATGATATAAACAAAACTCACGAACAGCTTCTTTTAATAATTGAATGGTATAATGCTTGGACTGTGGTTGAGAATAATATTAGCCATTTTATAAACTACATGGTTTCCAAAAAGAAGCAAAAATATTTAGTTCCTAAAAATCAAATGGTTTTTTTAAAAGATTTAGGTTCTAATAAAAGTGTATATCAAGAATATGGATGGAAAAATACAGGTACATTATTTAAATCCCATCTTATATCTTATGCAATTGAATATCTAAGAGAAGAAATAAACCATGAAACAGATGATGATGGTAACATAATAAAATCAACTTTAGGTATTGAGAGAATACCGGATCCTATGCTTTTAACAGAAATGAAACAATATCAACCTGGATTAAATGTTGATAGACTTGTGGCATTTTCTGCATTGGTTGCATTTGTAAAAGTTCAAGAAGCTAATAGAGGGTATTTAAAGATAAAAGAAGAAGATCCTTCTTTGGATAAGTCAAAAAAAATGTATAAATTAAAGTACAGTCCCTTTAGGAATATGGGGAGTAAAAAATCTATGTCTAGCAGAAAACCAAGATCTGGATTTAAAAATTTAAAATAACATGAAGGTATTTAATGCGTTACAACTAAAAAATGGAGCCAAAGGAGAAGGTTATCCAACGTCATCTAGCCTTACCCAACCAATACAATTTTTGCCTTCTAAAAAGAAAGATGATGATTGGTATGCTTGGAATATTGATTGGCTTGAATTACAAGGTATAGAGTTCTTAAGACAAAACGCTAGAAAATTATTAAAGAACTATAAATTAGCAAAAGGTATTATTGATAAAACCGATTATATTATTGAAGAAGATAACGGTTATAAAGAACTAATGGATGTATTAACAAAAGAAGATAATTCAGCATTAGAGCTTAAATTTTATCCAATAATCCCAAATGTAATTAATGTATTAACAGGAGAATTTTCAAAGAGATATTCCAAAGTTCAATACAGAGCTGTAGATAACACATCATATAATGAAATGCTTGAGCAAAAAAGAGCAATGGTGGAAGAAAACTTATTGCAAGACGCTGAAGCTAAACTATTAGCTAAGATGCTTGAAATGGGCATGGATCCTCAATCTGAAGAAGCTCAGCAGCAAATGTCTCCGGAAAACCTTAAAACTTTGCCTGAAATAGAAGATTTCTTTTCTATGGATTATAGGAGCATGATAGAAGAATGGGCAACTCATCAAGGGAATGTTGATGAAGAAAGGTTTAAAATGCAAGAACTTGAAGAAAGAGCTTTTCGTGATTCACTTATTTGTGATAGAGAATTTTGGCATTTTAAGATGATGGAAGATGATTATGATATTGAAGTGTGGAATCCAGTACTTACATTCTACCAAAAATCTCCAGATGTAAGATATATTTCAGATGCAAACTATGGAGGTAAAATAGATTTAATGACTGTTGCTGATGTTATTGATAAGTATGGATATTTAATGACAGAAAAACAACTTCATTCTTTGCAAGAAATATATCCTGCAAGATCTGCGCTATATCAAGTTAATGGTATGCAGAATGATGGGTCTTACTATGATCCTTCTCGGTCTCATGAATGGAATACGCAAATGCCAGGTTTAGCATATAGACAACATGTGAGCAACTTTTCAGATAACCCAGCTAAAGGCGGAGATATAATAAGTCAAATATTAAATGAGGGCGATGATGTTTCCATATGGGGTGAGGCTGAATTAATGAGGGTTACTACAACTTATTGGAAAACACAACGTAAACTTGGACATCTAACTAGAATTAAAAAAGATGGTGAAATAATACAAGAAATTATAGATGAAAATTATAAGGTTACAGAAAAACCTGTATATGATACTACAATATTTAAACAAAAAAGCAAAGAAAATTTATTAGAAGGTGAGCATATAGATTGGATTTGGATTAATGAAGTATGCGGAGGCATAAAAATTGGACCTAATTTACCAGCATTCTGGAGATCCAATATGGGTGATAATATTAATCCAATATATTTAGGTATAAATAGATCTAAACCTGGAAGAATACCATTTCAGTTTAAAGGAGACAATAATCTTTATGGTTGTAAGTTACCTATGGAAGGTCGTGTTTTTTCAGATAGAAATACAAAATCTACATCATTGGTGGATTTAATGAAAGCATATCAAGTTGGTTACAATATGGTCAATAATCAAATAGCTGACATACTTGTAGATGAATTAGGTACTGTCATAATGTTTGATCAGAATGCATTACCTAGACATTCAATGGGAGAAGATTGGGGTAAACATAATTATGCAAAAGCATATACAGCAATGAAAGATTTTAGCATGCTTCCATTAGATACTTCAATTACAAATACGGAAAATGCTACAAATTTTAATCACTATCAAACTTTAAATTTAGAGCAAACTAGTAGATTAATGTCAAGAATACAATTAGCTAATTATTTCAAACAACAAGCATTTGATGCCATTGGTGTAAATCCTCAACGTATGGGATCGCCTATGGGTAATGAAACGGCAACGGGGGTTGTTAACGCAATGAATCAATCATATGCTCAAACAGAAATATACTTTACGCAGCATTCTGATAATTTAATGCCTAGAGTACATCAAATGCGTACAGATCTAGCTCAGTTTTATAATAGTACTAATCCTAGTGTTAGGCTTAGTTATATTACAACTGAATCTGAAAAAGTAAATTTTGTGATAAACGGAACTGATCTATTGCTCAGAGATTTTAATGTTTTTGCAACAACTAAAACAAATCATAGACAAATTTTAGAGCAGCTTAAACAAATGGCAATACAAAATAATACTACAGGAGCTAGCATTTATGATTTAGGAAATATACTTAAAGCAGAATCTATAGCCGAAGTTTCGGACATACTTAAAGATACTGAAGCAAGATCACAACAACAAAGACAGCAGGAACAACAACAGCAGCAGCAAATGCAAGAACAACAGATTCAAGCTCAGCAGCAGCAACAGCAGCAGCAGATTCAAGCACAAGCACAAGAGGCTGAAAAAAATAGACAAAAAGACATTACAGTTGCGGAAATAAGATCAGCCGGATATGGCGCTGGTCAAGATATTAATCAAAATGAAGTATCTGACTTTAAAGATGCAATGAATGATATAAAAGAAACATCTCGATATAGAGAGCAGATGGATATGAAAAGAGAGGAAAATGTTTTAAAGCAAGAGTCTAATAGAGAGAAGTTAAACGTAGATAGGGATAAATTAGCTACACAAAGACAGGTTGCTCAAACTAATTTGGAAATAGCTAGAGAAAATAAAAATAAATATGACACTCCGGTAAAAAAAGATAAAAATAAAAAATAATGCAAATACTACAAGACATATTAGGTTTAGTTCAGAGACGTATATTTATGAAAAAAACCTCTATAAAAGATGAAGATATCATCTATATAGCAAAGGATATTAGTAAAAATAATGTTCCAGACTTTGAATCAAAAGCGCTTAAGATAAAAGATCTTTCTGAGTATATTGGTACTAATGGTGGGCAGGTTGGACCTCAAGGTCCGGTTGGACCTCCGGGACAAAATGGTGCTCAAGGTGCCCAAGGACTTCAAGGTCCTCAAGGAAATCCTGGTGCTGTTGGTGCGGCTGGTCTAAATTTTAGAGGTGAATGGAATACATCTAATTCATATGCTGTGGACGATGTTGTATTTTATCTAGGAGATAGTTTTGTATGTATTACCCCTATTGCACCAGGAGGATCAGCTCCAACAAATACAGATCCTGATTGGACATTCTTAGCGGTACAAGGTTTAGAAGGAGATACAGGACCTCAAGGTGCTGCAGGTCCAGCAGGAGCTAGTTTATGGACAAATACAGTAACTAAAAGTATACCTTCAACTTCACCAATTTTAGATTTATCTACAGGTAATACATTTATTATAACAATTGATGGCCCTACTACAATAGAGATGACCAACTTAAGTGTAGGAGATTATATCTTTATTATAGATAATACAGCGCAAGAAATTGTAACATTGCAAGCTGGCAGTAACATGTATACTAATAATTCATTACAACCCGTAATAAATAATGTCACATTAATGAAAGGTACCTCGGATGGTACTAAAATTTATATTACGTCTTTAGAAAATATGGAAAACGTTACAGTATGATTCCTGTCAGAAGAAATATAGATACAGATGAGTTAGTCTTTTGGTTAGATCCAGATGCTCCTATAACTAGATCTCCTAACCTTAATGCATATTCTACAGCACAAGGCGGTAAAAATTTACTTGCAGGAACAAGAACTTTTTCAAATGTTTGTCCACCAGTATCTGAGTTTGCATATTGTCCTAGTACAAAAACACCCACTAATTTAACTTTAGCACCTTCAGGTACTCCTGCACCTGATGGTAGCGGAAATCCAACAAGTCTTATAACAGAATCTTTAGATACTATTGATAGAACTCATAACATAAGATTTGACTATCCAATAACTCCAATTATTGTAGGAGGTCCATATGAAATGTACACTCATTCTATACATGTAAAAGTATCTTCTGGATCTAGAACCTTATTAATTAATAATGCTAATAATCCAAGTAGCGGTTCTATAACAGTTGATCCTGCCACAGGAACAATTATTGCTAGTGATTCTGATAATTATGATGAAGGTGTGGAATCATTAAGTGGTGGATGGTATAGGTTTTGGTATACAGTTATTTTTAATGAGAGTACTCAAACTACTGAAGTAAGAACTGAGTTAGGTATTTTTATGGCTGATGCAACAGGAGATACAACATATCAAGGTGATGGAGCTTCAGGTTTAATTATATATGGTCATCAGTGGGAAAGAGGGGTTCTATCAAATTATGTTGAAACTGCTGAAGGAGTTGATTTCGATGTTTATAAAAATAGAAAATGCAGCGATGCTAACCATAATAAAAATCCTTTATATTATGAGACTACATTCGATGGTTCAAATTTTAGATTTAACGGTATTGAGTCTGGATTAACAAGTGGATTTGTTGCACCTATTAGAAGACCACCTAGACCTGGTGTTCATCCAGATGGTGATGAGTCTAAATTTTCTCTTTTAGCTCATAGTCTTTTTGCTTGGGTAAAATTAGATCCAGATGTTGATCCTGATCAAGGAAATGGCAATTGGGGATTATGTGCAACTGCTATAGGAAATGTTGGTGGAAGAAATAATAATGGAGTATTTGGTTTATCTCCAGATGGTACTCAGATTATATATAAAACTAGACTGCAGAGAATTTCTGGAGGAAGTGGAGTTTCAACTACAAATAGATCTAACAGTTTTACAAGTGTTACTAGTAAATGGGCGTTGATATCCTGTTCTTTTAACATGACATATAATACGGCTCCAGCTACTGTAGATTTCTATTTAAATGGTCAATTTATAAGTAGTTCAAATGCTAATACAAGTTCTCAAGACTTGATTGGAATAGGAGGAAGCGATGGATCTCTTAGTATTGGATACTTTAATACGCAAGGTCTGGGTCCTGGTGGTCAGTTTAGAGGGTTGATGAATATTTGCGGCATTTACCATAAGCCTTTAAATGCAACAGAACATAAAGCATTGTATAATGCAACTAAATATAGATTTACATAAAAATTATTACGTTAGCTATATAACTGGCAAAAACTTTTTATAAATTCCAAATAATTTAAGTTTATCTAAAAAGAATGTATTATATTATATATGATAGTTTACTATTAACATTAAAACCAACAAAAAATGAGTGAAGAAAACAAAACAGTGGAAACTAAAGTAACAACAGAAAATATCAATCTAGATGACGTATTTCCAATGGGTCCTGACGCAGATAGTGTAACTCTACCTGAAGATAAAAAACCTAATATCATGGATCCCATTAATCCTAAACCCGATATGACTTTCACCGAACCGGTTGAAAAACAAGATTGGATGGATGAAGAGGATGTAGTTACTCCAGATGCAGTTACTAAAAAAACTGCAGAAGGAATTAAAGAAGAAGGTAACGAAATACTTTCTGATATAGTTTCTGATGAAAATGAAGATCTTGATGAAGTTGCAGAAGAAAAAGTAGAAACAAGAGGTAGAAAATCTATAAATGGTGTAGAAGATGTATTTACTAAACTTATAAAAGACGAAAAGTTTTTTGCATTTGAAGATGATAAACCAATATCAGAATATTCTTCAAAAGATTTGCAAGAATTAATTGAAGCTAATTTGGAAGAAAGGGCAAATCAAGTTAGAAGAGAAACTCCTAAACAGTTTTTTGAGGCTTTGCCAAATGAACTGAAAGTCGCTGCTCAATATGTAGCTGACGGAGGTACTGATTTAAAAAGTTTATTTAAAACTTTAGCTCAAGCTGAAGAAACTTTTGATTTAGATACTTCAAATGAAAGAGGTCAGGAGCATATTATTATGCAGTATTTATCTACTACAGGGTACGGTACTCAAGAAGAGATAAATGAAGAAATTGAAATTTGGAAAGATTTAGGCAAACTTGAGCAGCAAGCCATGAAGTTTAAACCAAAGTTAGATAAGATGCAAGAAAAAGTTGTTGCTCAAAAATTGCAAGAACAGCAACTAAAGCAAAAACAACAAGAACAAGCATCTAAACAATATATGCATAATGTTTATGAAACATTAAAAGAAGGTAAAGTAAATGATTTAAAGCTTGATAAAAGAACTCAATCTTTATTGTACAACGGTCTAGTCCAGCCAGCATATCCTTCGGTAAGTGGAAAAAATACAAATTTATTAGGTCACTTATTAGAGAAGTACCAATTTCAAGAGCCAAATTATGGTTTAATTACAGAGGCTCTATGGTTATTAGCAGATCCAACTGGGTATAAGTCTAAAATTATGGAAAAGGGAGCTCAAAAAAGTGTAGAAAAAACTGTTAGAAAACTTAAGACAGAACAAGATAATAGAAATGCTAATTCAATGGGTGTTCAGCAAACCGCTGAAGATTCTAAAAATGTAACACCAAAAAGGAAAAAAATTAGCAGACCTAATAACTTTTTTAAACGGATGTAACAATCAAATATATAATTAATAACAAATAACAAAACAATCAATTATGGCAACTCCAGTATTAAACAATGGAATTTTCCTCAGAGACACAAGCTACAAAGCTAGCTCTCATATTGATTCTTATCACTTATCTAATATGCTTGGTTCTTCCGAGCCTATGGATATGGGACCTGTTGATCTTTGGGCTATGACCCAAAAGGTAGAAATGCCTTTGTATCAAATGGCTTCCTTTGGTGGGAAGAATACAATTATGGTAGACAATGCGCGTGGTGAGTACAAATGGCAAACACCAATTGCACAAGATCTACCATTTATCGTTTCAAACATTGAAGCAGAGAATGAACTTGGCGCAGATGGTACAACTTTTAGAATTAAACTTTCTAAGAGATCTTTTGGACACGGTGACATTATTACTTATGATAAGTATAATGGACTTGAAATGTACATTACAGCAGAAGATATTATACCTGCAGGTGATGGTTTCATTTATACTGTTCAATTAGTAAATAACAATAATGCAGCAGCATTAAATGCTGAACTTTACTTAGAGGCTGGAACTAAATACTTTAGAAAAGGTTCCGCTAGAGGTGAGTATGGCGAAAGATTCTCTGATATGGAGATGGGTTCTGGTTTCCGTGAATTCTACAACTTTGTAGGAGGAGCTGAAGCACACGTTCATTATTCAATATCTTCTAGAGCAGATCTTATGATCAAAGGTGGAATGAATGCAGATGGTACTGTTCCTGTAACAGAGATCTGGAGAAACTTTAACCAGGATCCTAATAATCCTTCTGTTTCTTCTATTGAAGAATTAGTAGGTAGCATGGGTAAATCAGGTGCTAGAGATGCATTTGAAAGTGGTCAGTTATCTAGAACTTTCGTAACTAATATGGAAGCAGCGCATCTTTCTAAGATTGCAAATGATATTGAAACTTACCTTATGTGGGGTAAAGGTGGTAGAATTAGACAAGACGGTCCGGATGATATTAGATTATCAGTTGGTCTTTGGTCGCAATTGGATAACTCATTTAAGAGAGTATACAATAAGTCTGCGTTTACACTTGACATGTTTAAATCTGAACTTTACAATTTCTATCAAGGAAAAGTTGAGTTTAAAGGACCAGACCCACAGAGACAACTTATTGTACAAACGGGTATTGGTGGTATGCAATTAATCAATAAAGCTATTGCTGATGAAGTATATGGTTCTGGATTAGTTCAAAATGCTTCTGATATTGGTGCAGTAACTGGATCAGGAATGGATTTAGACTTTGGTTTTGCTTATACAAGTTTTACTATCCCTTTCCTTGCTAACGTTAAGTTTGTACTTAACCCAGCATTTGACAACTTACACACTAATGATATTGAGAATCCATTAATTGATGGTCGTCCTCTTAGCTCATTCAGCTTTATCATTTTTGATGTAACTGATAATGGAAATGACAACATTCACTTGTTGAAATTATCATGGGATAATCAGCTTAAGTGGTTCTACCAAAATGGTACAATGGATTATATGGGAAGAACGCAAGGATTTGCTTCTACCGGACAGTTCAACGGATATAGAGTTTATATGACTCAGTGTATGCCGGCTATTTGGGTTAAGGATCCAACTAAAGTTCTAAAAATTGTAATGAGAAACCCAGTAACGGGAGGATCGTTCTAAATAACAATTATTAAGGGGGAGTTAATTCTCCCCTTTTTTGTTTAATATTTAAAACTTTAAAAAAATGGCATTCATAGAAAGAATAAAAGCACTCTTCCCAGACAAGTATATTAAGAAAGATGTACGAGCTGGAAAGAAAGGAGATAGCACAATTCAAGTTGCTAGACTATCTCATGTTAATGAAGTTGGAAAACAAGCTGAAGTTGGATTGCAATTAAATGCTGATAGATTTAAATCATCTACAGCAGCTCTACCATCTAGCGTTTTGCAAAAAACATCAACAAGAATTACATTTAGCAATGGTACTGTACAAGAAGGTTGGAAGTTAACTATCATAGGAGCGCTTCAAGGAACCTCTGATGAACTTACTGAGTTAGTTTCAGTTAATATTCCAGAAGTTTCAGGAGCAGGTAATGAAGGTTATTACCTACCTTGGGAAATGAAAGGGGTTGTAGTATGCTCGGATAATGGTTTAAGTTCAAATGTAATTAATGTATTGCAAAATGGAGCTGAACTTACAGACAGCCTTACAAGCAACGGTGCACCAACTGATTCAATAGCAATACTTGAAAGTACGACTGGCGCACAGGTAGACTTTACTTTATCTGTAGTTGCAAATCCAAGTGGATTAGGCGCAAATGCTGCAGGAACAGTAGTAGCAAATTTTGAATTCCTTTGTTATGAAGGAGTAGTACCAACAATTGTTTAAAAATAGAAATCATGGCAGAAGAAATATACGCAAAAGAAGCAGCCCTCAGAGATGACAGAGTTCAGGAAATATCTTTTAATGCAACAACTGGAGTAACGTTTGTTGCAAAAGCTTATGTAGAATCACCTTATAAAGCTCCACAAGAAGCAGGTGTTACAATAGCTGGTGAGAGATTTACTCTAGATGTGGCGAAAGATATGAATTATATAGATTCAATCGCTAGTGAAAAATCACTTGCTAATCTAGAAGAGTTTAACTGTGGCGACTATGGAGCAAGAGAAGAACAAGCAAAGGCTGTAAGATTAAATGCAGCGTTCACAGACGATGTAAGAGCAGCAGCTGAAATTCACGAAGATCTATCAAAGAAAAGATGTGAAGAGAAAGTGGAAGATAGAGCGGTGCTTAATCCTAAGTACTATAAAACCTTTATAGAAATATATAAAGCATCTTTTGGCATCAGACTCTTTAGAGAGGATGAGACGTTAGACAAAAAGGTTCAGGATGAGTTAGATAGAAGAATTACAAAAGTAAAAGCTCTTAAGCAGGCTCTTGAAACTAAATTTTCTACGACTTTCTCATATGGAGATAGACTTTTAGAATCTAGGTTTGGCGCAGATAAAAAAATGGGTTCACCTGTTCAAAATACAAATAAGAAGTACGCAGATTTATAATTGCTCAAATAACTATTGCCGGTGAAAACCGGCATTAGAAATATTAATTGATAACGTACATAATTATGTACATTTGAGTGATGATTAATAATTTATAAAAACCAAACAAAAAATGGAAGATTACACAATTGTAGAAAAGTATCAGCAACGTAAAAATCAGACTGTAGCTGTACGCCCTTATTTTAATCCTGATAAAGAAAATATGGGATTAGAATCATATGGAATGTCACTTCATGATGGAGTATGGCATGAAGAATCTTTAGCTTGTTTAGAAATGAACGGAGTTAAAAGGTATGTTACAGGACTTAATGAGTTTGCACCAGACGTCAAGATGCTGCCTCCGGGAGAAAAAGAAGTTAAAATTAAACAAATTAGAAAGGCTGTTGCTCAGCTTGAAGCAGAATTAGCAGCAAACGTAATAGACCCGGAAGATAAAGATTTTTGGAATAAGCTGACTTTATTAAAACCAGATAATGATTCATTTTGGTCTAGAATAAGTATGAGATGCGGTAATGAACCTGTATTTTTAGATCCTGTAAAGGATCCGTATGATTTAATAAAATTACATGCAATTAATGCAGGAGGATTTTCAATGATAGCCAAATCTTTAAAAGATGCAAAGAAAAAGGCAAATCCTACTAAATTTTATTTAGATCAATTAGATGAGACCGTATCAACTAGAACTGAATATACAAAATTGAAGAATAAAGCTTTATCTAAATTAGAAGATTTGTACGATAAAAATAAATCAAAATTAATGTATGTAGCCAAGGTAGTTGATTCGGATAGTGTTCAGTATACAAAATCTACATCTATAGATATTATGTATGAAAATATGGATGCGTTTATTTCTGGAGATGGGACTGAATCAAATAAAAAACGTGCTGCTGAAAGTTTTATTGAAGCTTCAAAAAATAACATGAAAGATCTTAAAATTAGAGCTTTAGTTAAAGATTGCATGTTCTATAGATTTATTCTTGTAAAATCTACAGGGTGGATTGAAACTTTAGATAGTGGAATAAGATTAGGAAAAGTTCCTAGTGAAGTTCAAACATTCTTAAAAAATCCTGAAAACGAGGAAGTTTTAAAATCAATGTTAGATAAGGTCGAACCTTATTGGCAAGCTTAAACATAAACCATGGACAACGCAACTATACAAATAAAGATAAAGCAGAGACTTAATAAATTATCAAGCAATGACTATGATAATATAGAATTATGGCAAATATCAGAAGCTTTTAATAAGGCTGCGGTTGAATGGTCTAGAAGGCAGCTCCATGGTGGTAATATGTATAAAGAAGGAGATGAGTTCTCTAAGCGTAGAATTGATGACATGCAGGTCTTGCTTAGAGAACTTCCTTTAACGGGTATAAGTACAGATGATTATTTTGAAACGGTAAACTTTCCAATTGATGATTATCTTGAGTACAAAAGAATAACCGCCTTTGCTAAGGATGAGTGTTGCCCCGACTTAAGAACAATGCAAGTTTATTTAGCTGAAGAAGCAAATGTAAATTTAATACAAAGAGATCCTTTAAAAAATCCCAACTTTAATTGGGCAGAAACATTTTGTACTATACTTGATAATAAAATTAGAATTTATAAAAATAAAGATTTTGATATTGTTCAGCCAGTATTGACATATTATAAAAGACCTACATATATACAATTTATAGGTGCTGTGGATCCTTATACAGGTAACGTATCTGTTGCTGATGTGGAATCAGATTTTAAAGATGATATTGTTGAATTAATATTAGATGAAGCTGCTGCAGTTATAGCAGGAGATATTGATAACTTTAATCAATCAAATAGAGAACAACAAGCTGCAGAAAGATCTAATTAATTTTGTTTTAATTAAATCTTTTTGTATATTATATATGTGCTTTAGCACAATTATTTATTTATAACAAAAAAAAACAAAGAAAAAATGGCTTATTTTAATCACGCTTTTCAAAAAAGTTGGTTGGCTGACGGTGCTGCACCTGCTGCCGCCACTCCTACATCTGCTCTAAAGGCAGGTGAGTTTGGATTAGTAGATGGCAAATCTTGGAAGACAGATTCTGCTGCAAACATTTCCGCTGCCGGTAACTTGGCTTATTTAGTAGGTGGTAACTACCACCCAAATGACAAAATTGGTAACAACCCAGGACATGGGGGATATCAAGAATCAATCAAATCTAAAGGTATTAATTTTAAATACATATCAAGATTAGGGATTGCTGACGAGAACGAGGCTGAGCAAGCAGAGGTAAAACTATGTGTTGCTTCTGATTGTGCTCCATGTGGGCAAAATCTTTTTGTACGTCTTGACGTTAAAGGTTCTCCAGCACTACGTTTTTTAAATCACAATGCTTATGCAATTGGCGATAGTTCAGGAGATGCGGCTGTAAATGGTGGATCACTACCAGGGCTTTGCTGTGTAGATGGTCAAGATTTTCTTGATCCTGCAATGGCTTTAGCTGCTGCAATTCAAATGACTATCAACGATCCAATTATGAAACCTTTTGTTGAAGAAGGCGCTGATGCAGCTAACGGTGTTCCTGCTTCATTTACTGCAGCATCAACTGCAGGTACTTTATTTACTGGTACTTATACTGGTGTTGCAACTACTACTGGCGGATCTGGAACAGGTCTGACTGTAACAATTGTTGTTGATTCAGTTGCTGGTACAGCTACTGCAACTCTTGATTCTGCAGGTGGTGCAGCTCAAGGATATGCAGGTGGAGATACGCTTAGTGTTATTGGTACTGCTGTTGGTGGTGCTACTCCTGCTGATGATATGACTTTTCAGGTTGCTTCTCTTGCTACAGACGTAAGTATGGCAATTACTACGGGATCAGCAACTGAGTACTTTACACTTTCTGAAGTTCTTAATGGTGGGTATACACCTAGCACTGACCCAGTAGGTGATTTAGTTTCAGCTTGTGTTACTCTTAAAGGAGCATATATAGATACTAAATTTGGAAACTGCTCATTTGATACTAGAGATCATTATGAAAAAGAACCTGTATCTCTTATTGCATCTATCTTAGACGAAACTGGAAATCCATGTAATGATTGTGGTGTTGCTACATCAACTCCAGGACAAATGGCTCAAACTTCAGGTGAAACTGTAGTTAGATCTTTGATCCTATCAGATCGTTATGCTCAGAATCCATATAGTCAAGGAAATGCTGACTCAGCAAGAATCAGAGAGATTGAAGGATCTTCAGTAGTTAGAGATTCTGTTGATAGAAGCGCATTATACAAAGTGTTTTATTTACAGCACAGTGTTCCAAGATTCAACAATCCATCTGGTGTATTTGATAACGATCAATACTTATATGAGATTTTTGTTATACCTGGATCAGCTGCTGATACAAATTTAACAGCCATGTGGGGAGCTATTTCAGCTCAAGCTGCAGCGTTAAGTAATATTGTACCTGTTGAAACCGGTCTATAAAATAGATTGAAACATATCAATTTGAAAGAAGGTGGGATATTATATCCCGCCTTTCTTTTTTTATAGCATCTTTTTTTGTATATTATTAATGTATATGTAAATTTTATTCCCATGGCTGAGAAGCATATTTTAAGTTTAGAAGTTCCTGCTGTAGCAAACTGCGAGATACTGTCTATAAGAGATACTAGCCAATATACGGAACTTCTACCCGTAGATTGCGCAGAGCTATTAATAACAGTACCTGGGTTTAATTCCCCAGCATTAATTCAAGTCACAAAAGATTTTGATTTAAATCTGGTAGCTTGTGACTTAGGAGTTCAAATTGTAAATTGCGGAACAGAACAGGCAATATTACCAGATGGCGTTTATATCATTAGATATAGCGTTTCTCCAAACACTGAAGTATTTGTTGAATATAATCATCTAAGAACATCAAGTATTTTAAACCTATACAATGAAGTATTATGCAGTATTGGCATTGACACTTGCGAACCATCTTCAGAGACACAAGATTTAATTAATGAGATTCAATATATCAGAACACTTATTGATGCTGCTGTAGCGGAAGTTGAGTATTGTATTTCACCAACAAAAGGCATGGAAATGTATGATTATGCATTAAAACGTTTACGCAGAATATTATGTATAACCTCATCTAATTGCTAAATACATTAAAACCAATAAAATGAAATGTGCAGAATGTAATAAAGGATTTAGTTGCGGATGTCAAAAGACAAAAGGTGCGGATGGGTCAGTTGTTCATAAAACTTGTTTAACGACTTATAATTCTAAACTAAATGTTAATATAAGTCCACTCACAAAGAAACTAAATGATGCTAAAAACAAAGTAATAAGAAATGGATAATCCAAATCAAATAAAGATAAAAATTCAGTTTGCAAATGCTGCTTACCAAGATTTCAAATCTAAAAGATTTGGCCTTACGCCATGTTGTCATTTTGATTTTCAAACTGTAACAATAAAAAATGAGTTATGCGAATGGGAAAAATTAAGTTCTAAGAAACTAACTCCTAGTACTGGTTTAACTATTAAAATTATAGATTGCGCGACAATATAAAAGAAGTAAAATTATGATACCATCAAACACTAATACACCTGCACCTTGCAACCCTATTTCATCAAACTGCGTAGTTTGGCAAGGTCCTGATATTGCATGTATTAATATATGTAACGGAGACACGGTTTCCGATGTAGTTGCTGCATTAGCAACTAAGCTTTGTGATATAATTGATCAGGCTTGTACTTGTGATCCAGATTTAACAGGATTAGATCTTAAATGCGCATTGCCGGATACAGGTATACCTGCAGATTTAACAGGTACATTACAAGCAATAGTAGATTATATATGCAATCAATCTACAAAGGATATACTTTTACCAGTAATAGCATTGCCGGATTGTTTGCGGTATCTAGATAAATTTGGAAACCCCGTAACATCTTTACCTTTGGAAGATTGGGCCCAATTGATAAGTAATAGAATTTGTGATATACTATTTTCAATAAGTCTTATTGAACAAAATATTACAAACTTAGCTGATAGAGTTTCTGTTCTAGAGGGTTGCGTTCTTCCATGTACTAAACCCGCAGTCTCTGACTTTAATGTTGTATCATCTTGTATTTTTATTGGACAAAGCGTTCCAATATCAACATTGGTATTAGCTATTGAAACAGAATTTTGCAGTTTTAGAAATGCTGTAGGATCTGTTGCTTTAGTAAATGCGGCTATAGGGGCTCAATGTATAACGGGAAGTCAAGAGAGTTTAACTACTAGGCAGCCATTTAGCGGTCTTACAGGATGGGTTCCTAGTCCATCAACATTAGCTGAATCTAATGTTAATCAATGGATAGCTATTTGTGATTTATATTCGGCTGTATCAGATATACAAGAAAACTGTTGTGATTCAGGATGCGATGGTGTAGAGTTTGTATTCTCATGGAATGCAGCAGATGGAAATGGAGATGGCGTTACTGATTTAATAAATTTAAATTTTCAAGGTTGCACACTACCTTCTGGATTTTCAGATTGTGGTGGAAATACTGCTGTAACAATTACAGATGCAGATGGCGGGTCTATAACTGAATTTGTAGTAGTTTCAAATTTAATAAATTCTTCAGCAGGAGTTAACATAGATGTTAGTAATTTAAATACACTTCAGTCTTTAACTATTGTAGTTCAGTTCTGTATTACAGACGGTACTTCTCAATGTAAAGATAGACAACTATTAATAGCTCCAATGAACGTACCTTGTCCTACGAATATTGTAGTAACACCTGGAGTTGGTCTAATAACTGTAGGCTTTACAAATAACTTAGGTGCTGCAGTTACATATGAAATAACCGCAACCTCTCAAAGTACAGGAGCTGCACTTGGAACAACTACTATAACAAATCCTCCATCATCAATTAATTATATATTTTCAGGAGCTGCTCCTGGACAAACATATGATGTTCAAGTTACTGTGATTGTAAATGGTATTCCTAAATTATGTCCTGCTATTGCTGCAGCTATTCCGGGAGAATCTTGTTCAGATGTATTAACTAATACATTTACATCAGATGTTGTTGAACCTACGGATGTTTATTTAGGAAAATATGCGATTGGCAGTGTTTATAGTAGATACTGGTATGACCCAATAGATGAAATCATAAAACTTGAAAGTTTAGGTCCTGCGGGTCCTGCTTGTAAATCAGCAACATTAACTAGTCCTACAATGGATTATCTTGGGATTGCTGGAGATGTTGCAGTAACAGTTGCATATGAAGATGCTTCTCCGGTTAGTGCTGAGATATCTTTTAGTATTGATGGTATAAATTATGGTGCTCCTACTTCTGGTTCGGATGGTTTAAGAACCATATCTACAGGTGCAACTTCAGGCTCTGTATATATAAAGGTAGATCAAACATGTACTGGTCCAATAACAAGTGTGCCAACTATTTTAAGATATGATTTTGCAACTCAAGTTTGGAGTACAATCCAAAGTCCTGAAGAGTGTTTGTCAACATCTATATCTACTGCTTGTCCTGCTGGTCAGGAAGTTGCTAGACAAATATTAGAATGCGGTCCTAACAGCTATTTTGTATTTGGCGGCAATTCTGATAGTTATTGGTTTTATGTTGGTAAAAGAGTTGTGGGTACTATAACTAGATATATATATGCAGGATGGGATAATACAACACAGTCTGTAAGAAGTGTTGTTGAATGTTGTGCATGTCCTTCATATATATTACCAGAATCAATTCAAGTATTATGCGGTAATAATGGAGATAGTGTGGTAATTAACTTACCTTATGTTTTAGGTAGTGGTGAGCCAAGTATGTCTGTTATTAGTAGTCCAGTTTTGGGTAATGTTACACAAAGCCCTACTACCGAGAATCAGTTTACATATACTACAGTAGCTCCAGGAAGCAATGATTATGCTGATACATTCCAGGTTCAACTTCAACCTACTATTGCAGGTTCCGGAGGTTGCGAAGTAGCTGTAATAACAGTTCAAATTGCATTAGTAAATTGTAATGTAAAACTTTCTTATACAGACCAAGATGTTTATGCATTCATAAATACTAGCGGATATACAGATGCTGAAGGTGCTAAGATTAAACAAGGTCTTACTGAACTAGCAACGTACTGGACTTCAGAATTTGGATATGCTGGTAATATTTACTTTATACCTACTGATGATGAAAAATGGCTAGGATATCATAAAGCAATTGTAGATAATGGTGTTAGCTGGACTCAATCTGCTTCTTTACCATGGCAAGCATTAGAATCTCTTCCTACATCCTGGAGCGGTGGAGCGGGTGTATTTAAAAGTGCGGCATATGCTATAATATTTTCAAATCAATCTGATACAGAATATCACGCAAATACATTAGGTGCTGGTTTTTCAACTCAACCAACACCCGAGTATAAAGAAGATGCTGCTGCCTTAATAGATATGACAACAGGTACAATAGGTACTCCAGTTACACCTACTAGTACATGGGGTATAACGAATGGTGTTGATATAAATCAATTTCCTTTAGGTTTGACAACTGTGTTATTTCCATTAACTATTCATAATTCTGGTGGAGCAGATGCAGCTACTATTTTACAAATGCTAGCAGCATACACTGCAGAATTGATACCTTCTTCTAAATATGGTATTCGGACTTCTGTTGATGTTACATCTTTTATGTTAGATGGATTAGCTCCAGCTATGCCGTATACGGCAGCAACTATTCCAGGAGGTGCTACAATGCCTCAGTTATACAAAGGAGATAGCAGAGGGGCTCTTGCGTTATTGGATCAAGAAAAAAGCTCTTCAGAACTAGATTCAATAGAAGATGGTACAAATGATAAATTTAAAGAGAACTTAACTAGATCGGTAAAAGGATGCAATAATGTATATCCAGCATCAACAATTCCTGTAACAAATACCTATGAAGTATCTAGCTGCAGCAAGAGTGAAACATACTTTGTTTTTATAACAGATCATGGTTGTGGTACAATTGCTATAGGCACTGTTGTTGAACTTACAAATAATGGACCTGATTGGATTCCTGGAACTGTTGATGACTGGAGAAACGGAACTTCTAAATGTGTAACTATAATAGATAACTGTTCAGCTACAGCTGCAGATGTAACGCCTTGTAGTCTAGATGCTACATATGTGGATTGTGTAACTTGTCTACCTTAATTAATAAAATAAAATAAAATGGCTTGTAATTGTAATAAATGTAATCCCAGTAAACCATGCGGTTGTATTGATGTAGCACTAACTAATCCTTGTAGTTACAGCGATTGTAGTGTAGGGAGTGAAAGATGTGCTCAAATATCATGTACTGAATGCATCAGTTATTGCGGTACAACTTTTCAAGTAGGTACTGCAGGAAGTATTATAAAAATTGAAACGGGAGAAAGATTGGATTCTATAATTCAAAAAATGGCTTTAATGATGAGCCAAGGAATTGGTGGATGTACGTCAGACGATTTACATCATGCTCCATATAATGTTTATGCGGCTAATATAACATCTAATTCAGCTGTAATACTTTGGAACAACGAGTCTACAGCAACAGATCAGATAGAAGTATTTCTTGATTCCGGTACAGGATATGTATCGCAAGGTGTTGTAGGACCTACTGTATTGCAATTAGCAATATCCAGTCTTATTGCAGCAACTGATTATAAAGTTAAATTAGTATCTACAGATTCTGCTCCAGCTAACTGCGACAGTGTAGAAATATTATTTACAACATTATTGTAAACAGAGGTGATGATTTGTTGGTTTTTTATTACCAAAGTTTTGAAGCCCAGTATTTCTGGGCTTCTTTTTTTCAATATAATTTCTTAAATTTAAAACTTAAAGTTACAAAATGGATTTAGATAAAGTAAGAGAGTCATTTAAATGGAAGAAAGATAAAGCATATTGCGCTAAAAGATTAGGTATCTCTATAAGGAAATATGTCCGTTTAAAAAAACTTATAAAATTAAAAGATAAATTAGGAGATTCTGAACACCATCATGATCTAGAAAATGGAGAATCTAAAATATCTTGCACATCTAAGACTGAGCCTAAATCAGCAGATGAAATAATAAAACTTTTAAATATAGATACAACTAAGTGGAAACTATCCCAGTATTGGAATAAACAAATGTCTGATCACTGGCGCATATCTGCTTTAATTACTAAGGTTAAAGAAACTGAGTCAGATCATTTAGAAGAACTATTAAGTATATGGAAGCCTAAAAAATACAATATACCAAAATTATCAATTCCTAAAAGTTATTCTTTAAACCCCGATAGGCATGTTGTATGCGGTATAATGTCTCTTCAAGATATTCATTTTGGCAAGGAAGGTAATGAAACAATAGACAAAGATTTTGAAGATACAGTTCAGAACCTTATAGAAAGAGCAATTGCTTCGCATAATATTGAGGAATTGTTTTTTGTTGTAGGGGGTGACTTAATTAATATGGATACATTTCACGGCACAACCACTAGCGGAACACCGTTAGACAACTGCAGTACAGCAACAGAAGCATACATTCAAGCATTTGATGCTATGATATGGGCCATTACATTTATACTTTCATATGTTAAACATTTGACTATAGTATATATACCCGGCAATCATGATAGATTATCTTCATTTCATTTAGTACATGCTCTATCTAAAGCTATAGACTCTGATCAAATAACATGGGATATTAAATATGAAGAAAGAAAAGTTCATGTTTGGCAAGATAACTTTAATGCTTTTGAACACGGGGATGCTGTTAGTAAAAACACACCTGTTGTTTATGCTACTGAATTTGCTATAGAGTGGGGTTCTACTAAAAATAGAACTTTATACACAGGGCATTTTCATCAGAATAAAAAAATAGAATATATAACAACTAGCGAAACGGCAGGTTTTATACATAAGACATTGCCGAGTTTGTCTAAGACAGATTATTATCATTATCATAAAAAATATGTAGG